TAAGACACCTTTAGTTTTCCCCTTAAATTGTAGTAATCAAGTTAGTTAATGCTTGAATACGTATTGTATAATCAATTTGAATTTGGCGATTTAATGACTTTTGTACAGGGTGAAATACTACATGTGTTAGTAAACTTGTAATTACATTTCCTGAACTATCTGTGCCATTGTTTGCTAACAAACCCAATTCATCAAAAACATATGCGCTATCAGTTTGTGTGCTGTTATCAAATGCGTTTTGACCTGCAGGTTCGCCGTAGTCTAATAAACATTGAACTAAAATATCGGTATAGACATTACCCGAAGTATGGTAAACTGTCATATTGTTACGTGTAGGGTCATTATTGAACGCACTATTGTCATCTACAATCTTTTGGTAAGTTTGGTTGTATAATGCAGCATTTTGACCAGTTACGTTTGGTGGCAAGTATGTAATTACCCCTGTGCTATCTACTGATGCAGCACCGTTACCAAACGCCATTTCATAAATCTCACCATAACCACGTGCGCTAAGTGTATTAGCTATTGCTATGGACATATTCTCATAGTTAATGGCATTTTTCTTATCTACAAAGATTTCCCCATTGTTTGGGTCATAAATCTTTAAAAATCCTTCAACTTTATAAGCTAAATTAATCATTTAATCGGCCCTCTTATCAACCAACACTTCTTTAGTGTTAGGATCAGTAATTTTTACGTGGGAAGAAAATTGCAAAGTTCCCAACTCATTGGGCTTTTTCTGGGGTGTGGATACCTTAGAATTAATATTTTTTGAATTATCTGATTTCATAGAATTATTTATCATTACTTATTGCCCCGTATTTAAGAAATTAGCAGGAGCAGTCTGTGCTAGCTGTAAAGGATCGCCCTCAGTTGTATTATAAATTCCTGGAATTGGATTCCAAGTTACGTTATAATAAATGTTTGACAATTGATTTGTAGACAATAATCCTAACACTTGTGTAAATGCAGGGATAAATGTTTGCGTTCCTGTTCCGTTAGCTCCACGAGTTAATTGACTGATTGTATTATCAGTGAAGTTTACCGATCCAAACATAATTTGTTCGCCGTTGACATAAATCAAATTACCCTGTAATGAAATAATTGTCAATGAGTCACCGGTGCTTACACCTGCTGTTATCTCTAATGTTGGTGCCAAGTCAATAACTTGTACATAATAATCACTACTTGGTAAAGTTTGACCAGTAGTATTGTTGTAAACTGATACATTAGTTAATGTGCGTTTGTCTACAGTTAACCCAATATTGATAATACCATTTACAGCACTAGGAGCTGTGACATTTTGTACGATTGTTTCTGTAATTTGAGTTACATCATTTACGTAAATTGTTGTGTCAAGGTCACCTAATGCACGTGTCAACCAAGTTTTTGCCATATTAGCGTTGTATACAGTTGGTACTTGTACTTGATTTACGTTCATGTAGTAAGTCATTTGATTTGGTGTTGCTGAAGGCATCATACTTGTTATAATTACTTCAGCACCTGGCACAATAGTTGTCAATATGCTTACATCATTGCCTGGATTAATACGTAATGAACTACTTGGCAAGCGATAGCCATTTACAGTCACCCATAATCTGTCAACATTAGTTTGTTGCCATTGTGTTACATTTATTGATCCTGTGCCACTTGTTAATGCTAAATTACTACCAAATTGAGTTGCAGAAACATAGAACTCAGTTTCACTTAAAATTTCGCTTACATAATATTCTTGACCTGCAATTAAGCCACCTAATAATGTTGAACCTAATGTTACTCCTGTTTCTGTAAAGTAAACTGGGGTACCTACAATTAATCCTAATGCAGAACCAGCAGTAATTTTACCATCTGTTGCTGTAGCTGTTGCCACTGTATCAATAATTGTGAATAGTCCATCTCTCCAAACATAACCACCACCAGTGTATGAAGAAATGTTAGTGACTGGATAATTTGTTGCGTTATATGCAGGACTATATGGTTGTGTATAGATAGCAAATTGTGTTGTAGAAATTACCTTAGCATAATATGTGTTATTATTAAGTTGAGTCGAACCTGTAGTACCATCAATTCTTACAATAACGTTAGTTTGTAAACCATGAGGTATACCAGTTGTTATTGTAACTGAAGTGTTACCGCCTTCTGTAACTACTACATCACCAGAAGCATTACTTAAACCAATTGTGTTTCCGTTTTCATCTGCAATGGTAAATGTTGTTCCAGATGCGATAGTTTTTACAAAGTATGTTTCACCTAACAAGTCAATATTACCAAATGTTGCTAACAATACAGTACCTGTACCTGAAGCAGCAGAACCATTATATATAAATGTTATGCCTACTGTGTTTGATGCAGCACCTAATGCAGTAAAGTCAGTTGTACCAATACTTATAATTTGATAGGTATCACCGTTACTCATAGATGTTACTGGAATAATTGTAGATGAGAATTGTACAGGTTGACCAGCAACAAATCCTGAAGTTGAACTACATGTAATTAAGTTACCTGTTGAAGCTGTAGCTGTTGCAGTTGTAACAGTTGGTGCTGTTATTGTATTATTAATACTGATAATGTCGGCTACTGTAATACCGTTAATTGTACCTGTCATCAATCCACTATCAGTTGTTACTGTTACTGGTGAGCCACCTGCTTCTGTTGATATTACAAAATCAGTAGAATTTATTATTTGTGTTATGTAATAACTTGCACCTGCAACTAAGCCACCTATTACTGGGCTAGAGAATACAATCACTTGTCCCACTGTGAATTCTGATGTTGTATATCCAGTGTCGAGTGTTAAGTAATTCAATAATTCATCGTAAAGATCGGTGCTATATCCAGTTGTACCACCTTCATCATAAGAAACTACAGTATGTGTTGTGGCAGAAACAACAACTGTTACAGATTGCGAAAGTGTTGAACCACTAATACCATATTGTGTGTTTAAATATTGATTGTCTGTTAAGTTATATGATGTTACAGCAACTGTCTCTCCATTAGCAGGAGGGGTAGTGAATACGATTGTTTTAGCAATATCATCAATTGCATATTGTGATGATGTTTGTCTTAACCCATTTACTTCTACAATAGCATTAGTTGGGTTAGCTTCACCTATATAGTTAGATAATGTAAATGATGATTGCGCTCCGTTGCCAATATACACTTGAGTTTCTGGAAGTGTGTATCCATATTGTACAGGTTGTGTTTCACCAAATAATGTATAAGTCAAGTAATCTACACTAGTGTCATAAGGAGCAGCAAATACTAATTTAGCTGAAATACCGTTAGCAGCTAACGCAACTGCATAATCGCTGGTTATAAATGAAGCTCCACCTACTGCGTCAGTTAATTGTACTGTTTGACCATTTGGTGTTGTAGAAATTGTAAAATTGTTAAAGTCAACAATTTGTTTGATATAATATGTTGTTAACGGAGTAATGCCACCAAACATTGTATTGCTAAATGTAATTGGTGTGTTCGCAACTAATCCACTTGTAGAGTTACATAATATTTGATTTGTAGCTGATGATGTTGCAGTTGCAAAGTTTATTGTGCCTGGAACTAGTTTTGTACCGTTATGTAATACGATTGGTGGGCTCCAGAATACACCATTGCCCGATTCAATAATGCAAGTCATACTACCAACGGCATCGGTTAACACAACTGTAGCACCTGCTACACCATTGATAAGTGATGCGGAAACTGTAATACTGTCTGATACTTGACTAATAGATTTTACATAATACTCTTGATTTTCAACGATGTTACCAAATGTTGTACCTTCGAAGAATACTGAGCCGTTTAATACAAATTTTGATGCATCTGTAACTATAATTGAGTTTGTAGAACTTACTGTTGCTACAGCATCAGTTTGAATAGGTTGTGTTCCAGGACGTACTACGCCATTACCATTGGTAATTGTACCACTGTAGTTACAATCTAATTCTATCTCATCAAATCCTGAATTAAAATTATTAACAATAGGATTGATTTTGGTATTTGATTTAACTAATTCAAATCCATTACCAACTTCATATACATCTATTCTTAATTTGTCTGACGGTGAATATGACAACGGAGTTGTTAATGTTATAGTGTTGTTTATCCAATCTACTGTATATCCTATATTATTATAGATCGCTGTACATAAGTTTGTAATATAACTAATTGTGTAAACTGCAATTTGTGCTGGAGTTTGAACAGCATTATCAAAACTATAAACTGTTTGAGATACTGATGTAGGTGACAACTCTAATGAAACTACGTTGTACCCATTGTGTGCATACTCAGCAGGATTCCAATTTGTTCCTGGAAGTGTGTTTACAATCATTGATAGATTGTCAGATACAACACCCGGTACTAATTCTTCTGGACCAAAGCCATCGGTAAATGCAGAACCTTGAACGTCATAGACTGCCGGTGCTACAGTAAATGTTGCTGTATCAGTCCAACTTGTCAAGTTTGTAGATTGTAATATTGTATTATTGTAACCTACAATTGTATATGTACCTGCATGATATGTTACATCATCAAGATTCTCAGTTGTGCCTGATGTTTGTGTTGTCCAGTTAATGCCATCTGTGCTTGTTCTTATTAATCCGTTTGCGCCAATCGCTACAAAGTTACCATTTAAATATCTTACAGTATTCAAATCTGATGTTTGAGGATATGCGTACAACATAGTTAATGTTGTTGGACTGTTTGTATTCAGTGTTAATACAATGCCACCTGATGTTGTGCTGATTGTTATTTGAGAGGAGTTTACAATACTCTTTACGTAATAGGTAGTTCCTGCTGAGATAACGTTAAAGCTAGCACTAAATCTAATTGGTTGATTTAATGTTAATCCTATGGTTCTACCAACGTTTAAATTATTATTTGTAGCGCCGAATACATTAGTTTCAGTTATACCAAACCAAGTACTACCATTAACGCTAGTGTAAATTGCACCATTTTGTCCTACTGCTACAATTGTAGATGCTGACGTATCTACACCATATAATCCACTATAAGTAATTGATGTTGGTTGATTCGATGAATTACTGAATGGGTTAACTTGTGTCCAGTTTGTACCGTCATAACTAATCAATATAATGTCGGTTGCTACAATTTCTCTGAATCCTGTTGATACATCATAGCGTTGTCCTTGACCTACTGCTACAAATCCTTTAAACGCAGGGATATTAACATATGTTACACCATATAACATATTTGTCAATGTACCTGAGAATGTATAAGTTTCTTTCCAGTTAATACCATCGATACTTGTAATAATGCTACTACCTACAGCAACATATACCCCATTACCATATGTTGAATTATATAACTCTAATCCTGCTAAATTCAATGAAGTAGTATTGTTAGCTGTGTAATAACCTAATGATGACCAAGTTACTGCATCTAAACTTCTTAGAATTGGAGTTGCACTGTTGGTTGAGGTAACTATGTATAAACCATTGTTGTAGTTAATAGAAGTTAACCCAGATTGTGATGTAGTTAAGTCTTTAACAAACCATGTGTTATCTGTTAAGTTTGTAACAGTTGCTGCGCCAGTAGAAATGTTTGCAGTTGCGATATAAGTTAGACCGTTGTATACTACGCCATTTAAATTAATATCAGATGGGTAGAAAGGTTCATCTTGTAATTCTACAGTAATTGGTAATTGCTGACTTGGTTGGAATGGATTACCAAGATATGTGCTGTTTGGATATGTAATACCACTTACTAATTGTGATAAATCAATACTAGGTGTACTTGTTTGTAATGATGTTTGTTGATAATAACTTATTCCTGGCATATCAACAGTTGGTTGATAATAACCAACAATTCTATCTAATGCGTTAATTCTATTGTCACTTGAATCTAATAATTGCCATTTACCATATATAAATTCACTGTCATTGTTACTTACAATACAAATGTAAAGCTGATTGTTAAATCTTACAATACTTTGATTGAAGTAGAATGGTTCAGGTAAGAACGCAAATGATCCATAAGTTGCTATTGTAAAGTTTACAGCTTCAGTAGGTAATGTAACTGCTGAACCTCCTAGTGACGTACTAATTGTCATTGTTGTTGAAGAAGGAATTGTCAATACATAATAAGTTACACCGGCTGTAATGTTTGGAATATTACTTGGAACGTTGCCAGTAAAGATTACAGGATCGTTAATAGCAAAATCTGATGCGTTTGATATTGTTAATAAATTAGAACCAGTAGTTGTATTAGTTACAGTACCAGTTGTAAATCCTTTATAGTTAAAGTCTAGCCCACTTACAGGAACTGTCATTAATGGGTTACTGTAAACTTCAAATGTGTTTGTTCCAGTAACTCTTAGATAATATTGTTGTTGTGTGCCTGCAGGAGTTGTTCCTGAAACAATAACACTTAATATTGCACCATTGCTATCAATTGAATTGACGGTAAGAGTTACATCATTTGCAGGACTTAGACCGCCTACTTCTGTTCCACTAATAGTAATTGTATTAGTTAATGCAAATCCAGAACCATTGTTTACTATAATTGCATTATAACCACCTGCCAAATAACTCATTGTAAAGCTAGCACTAGATGTAGGAACTTGTTCAAATGTTACAGGACCTGATACACTTGTTAATGATACAGCACTGCCACCTGAAGATGTTGATACTGTTACGTATGGTTCGCCTGTACCAGTCATTGATCCGTTATCTGTAGTTAATACAAATGTAGCTCCGCCTTTTGTTGCACTAATAGTAAAGTGTGTAGAATCTACAATTGATTTTACAAAATATGTTTGACCAATACTTATACCACCTAAAGATGTTCCTGTGAACACAATTGGCATATTGACAAATAATGATGATGTGCTACTTGTAGTTAAACGATTTGTACTTGATGCTGTAGCGGTAACTATTACAGATATAGTACCAATTGAGGTTACATAATATGTTGTGCCAGTGGTTAATCCACCAATGTTTGCACCTACTTGTAATGGCATGTTTACATAGAAGTTTGTTGTACCCGAACTTGAAGAAATAGCGACATAATTCAATGATGATCCAATTGTAGCACCAATTGTTCCTGCTAATTGATTCGAAATGGTTCCATTGCTAATATTAGGATATTGTGATGATGTTTCATATAATGTAAATAATTGTCCATTAACTTGACCTGGGCTTACTGGTAATGAGATGTTGATTGTCATACTGCCAGTGCCGCTAGTTAATAGTATAGTATTAGATTGATTAATTAATGTCGCGTATGTATCATCTGCTTCGGTTACATCACCTAACACAAATACACTACCGTTATAATCAGTTGAAATTGTTATGTTGAATCCATCAATTATTTCATTGACATAGTAAATGACGTTTGGTAAAATGTTACCAAAACTTGTTACTGATTCATCATTAATTGTTAAATTGTTTATAACGATAGGATCATTTACTTTCAATCCTACTGTAGTACCTAGTGTAACATAATTAGTACTTGAACTTGTAGATTTTACTTCAAGTGTCAGCAATTCTGTAGTTGATGATAATGTAAAGTTTTGATTGTCTAAAATTGTGTTAACATAATATGTTTGGTTTGGTATTATTCCACCAAACACATTGCCTGTAAAGAATACTGGTACACCAACATACATGCCTTGTGTGCCACCTGTACCTACAACGCTTGTTGGTACTGTGAAATATCCTGTATTTGTTAATACATTAGCAGTTGTACTTGTAACTTGTCTTATTCCTGGATAGTTTACTGTTAGTGTTGCTGTATTGACTACTTGTGCAACAGTACATGTTAACCCTGATGACACTATCACTTGATCTGCTAAATCTAATACGCTACCATTTACGGTTGTAGAAATTGTAAAGTCGGTTAAACTTAATACTTCAGCAACATAATATACAACACCAACTGACAATCCGCTTACGCCAACTGCACCGGCAAACTGTATTGGCATACCAACTGTCATACCAATTGTAGAACCTGACGCATTTGTTAAATCACTAGAATAAGGAACTAAACGTATAGCGTTTGTAGCAGAAATAGTTTGTCCAACATTACGAACAAGTGATGACCATTCAACTTGTTGTTTGTTGCCCACATCAACTATTTCAAATAAACATCCATGTGCACTAGCAAATATAGTATTAATATTAGGCTGTGTGCTTTGTAATAATATATTAGAACTTGACACTTGTTGTACATTTAATAAGTCGCCAGCAAAGAATGAGCCATAGAATGCATCTGCCTTCCAATCTGTTACTTGAGAATTATAAGTGGTTCTATCGAATTTTAATGTGATATTGTTTTCTCTTACCGGAACAGCGGTAGAAATAGCAGAGGCTTTTGCACCTGAGTTTAATGTATGGTCACTTCCAGTACCTTGATTGTATAATTTCACTCTGTTAGTGTCGTTAATTGCATCTGCGTAAGTAGTATAAAGCGCCACAATAACAGCAGGGGCATTTTGTAATACATTTACATAATACCATTGATTATTTTCCAATCCACCTACTGCTGTGCCGCCTAGTGATTGAATGTATTTTACTAAGTCACCAGTTTGTAATAATGGAGCATAAATTTGAATTGTGTTCAATAATACGTTTACACTTGAACTTGCAAATATGATTTGTTCAGAAAAATCAATTAGAATTTCTGGTAGAACAGCATAACCTTCACCTGGATTAATTACGTTTACACCTACTACAGTATCTAAACTCATCACAGCTTCTAATACTGCAGGAGTTCTAGGAGCTGGGTAAATTGAAGTGTCTATGTAAGCAATTACTCTAGGTGGATTAATATATCCTCTGCCGCCGTTTAATAACAATACAGCAGGCAAATCAATATATATTTTTTCATTAGCTAAATGTGTGCTAATTGTAGTGCCGTTGTATCCTCTGATTAAATTACTTAATGTATTTGTTGCACGGTTTACTGTTGAGTAAGCAATTTGTTCAGTACCAATAGTAATTACACCATTTAATGGGAAGCCAGAAGCATTAGCTACTACAATAGTACTGCTACCTAAACTGATGTAACTTGCCACTGTACTAATTAAGAAATCGTTTTGACCAGTTAAACTTACACCATAATTGTTGAACCATTGATTATACTCGGGTTCTTGCCATATTGGGCTAGATGGTAAATATGTGTAAACATTATCAGGATTGCTATAGACTAATTGTGGTGAAACAAATTTTTCTATAGTTGTATTGTATTGTGCAGGTAAGTCAAAGTCACTTACATTACCTTGCCATAATTCATTGCCTGTATAGACATATGTAAATTCTTTAATGAATACGTGATAAGGTAATGCTTCTTGTAAGTAACCAGATAAGAAGTCTTGATTATCAGATTCATAATTTTCAATAGGTAATAAGTTTCTAATATTATGTGAAACGTCTACTACAGATGTTTTATTCAACCAAGTCAAGTAATTTTGTGAAGATACTGATTCGCTTTGAATATATTGGAATAACAATATTAAACTTTGATTTCTGTAAATCAATAAATCATTTGTATAAATTTGTTCAGTTAATGCACGAACAATCCAATATGTTTCAACGTTTGGATAGGTATCATATGATGCTGTATCATAGAAGTTGTTGCCCCAACCAAATCCTGCACTTGCATAGTCCCATAAACTTGAATTAAATTGTATTGTACCATTTTGCAAGCCAATGCGTGTCCATATATTACCTGTTTCGTAAATATACCATTCAGATTTACCAGCACCGTTAGTTTGTACTTTTACAATAGTTCCCGGTGCTACGCTTAATGTTGACAAATCAGCATAGTAAGGTACTACTGTTGATGATCTAATAGAATCGTCATAACCACTAGCCCACCAGTTTACATATGTCCAATAATCTGCTGTGTTGTAGTAAGGACCACTTTCAAATAGATAAGTTGCGCCTTCTCTGATTTCAGTAATAGGATATTGTAACATTACTGTGTTAGCATATTGCAGGTAATTTTGCAATGCCAAGAAACGATCTAAGAAGAAACTTTGACTTGGGCGTGCTGCAATACCTGATTGTACTCTAATTGGTAAGTATGGGTTAGGAACTAACTGTGTTGTAACAGTTGGATCACTTGAAATTGTAGTTCCTGCTAAACTAAACAATAAACGTTGATACAACAATGTTGGATTAATGTTGTTTAGTGTTGGCAATCCTGGTAAGAAGTCTTCAGCATAATTTTCTTTAATCAATGCGTATTCAGTATGATATTCATCATCGGTTGTGCCAGTTGCATAGCCAATGTTTAATACACTGTCTGTCCCATTTAAATATTCCTGTGAATTATATACTGAAAATACATTAGGCAATACAGGACTAATAAAACTAATACCTGAATTAATTGGATTACTAATATATGATTCTAATACTGTATCGGATAATGTTTTATTTTGTTGTGTAAAGATAATATTGCTATTTCTTACCCAAAAGTAGTAAGTAGGTATTGCTGCTTGTGAAGCATTCAATGTTACTTCTACTGAATATAATGTAGTATCATATGGGGTTCCTGGACCTTGATAATTGCTAGGTGGAACATTGCTTGCAATCCATGAGTAAACTGCTACATCACTACCTGGGAATACTGCGCCCCAGTATGTACTATTATAAACTACATCGTCTTGGTGATAGTTAATAAACTTAACATTAGTTGTGTCGAACCATAAATTACCAAGATGTTCCGAGCCCCATACTAACGCACGTTGTGTTACATTACCATTGTTATAACTTGCAGGGTCAGTATTTGAAATTACATCTAGGTTTTCTGCTACTGCGCCTAATAATTTGTTTTGCAATGGATCAAAATAATCTAAGTTTACTAATGTGTTATTAGTTTGTGCGCTGAAAATTTGCATATAACCAATACGGCTAGTGTCAACGATTGGAGCTGTTTGTCTATATACAGACCAGTCTTGCATTCCTGTTGAATTACTGTATGAAATTACTTGACCATAACTTTGTAGTTTGCCATCAGTTGCAACGCCTGAACCCGCACCTGCACCTGTAGCGGTAAACACTACACCCACTGTGTTTGATTTTGCGCCAATTAATGTAAAATCTGTTGTACCAACAAATACAATTGTATATGTTGTACCGACTTCAAAAGAACCCGCGTTAGTATCATAGTTACTCATATTAGGAGTACCAATTAATACTGTGTCGTCTATAAAGTCAAGTGCTGTACCATATCTTGGTTGTGCGCCATATGTTAAGTTAGGTGCGTTTACATTTTGTGCATATACATATGCACCGCTGTTATAAACAGTTTCATTATACACGCCCAAGTAATCAAACATATATACTGCGCCAGCATTTGGGAATGTGTCAATAAATTGTGTAGTATTATTGTCAAAAATTGTGTCGTTATCAGGATATTCTACAACGTCAAATGTAGTATCTTCATATCGTGTACCAACTGGTGCACTAGCTACAAATGAACCAGACTCATTAAATTTAACAGTTGTACCAAATTGTGTTGGACCGTCAGTATGCGGGCAAAGAACGGTTTGTGTTTGAGTATAAGGAGTAATACCTAACTCAGTGAATGTGGCTTTATTTAAAGCTGTAACTAATAATTTTTCATTAATTTGTGCTAGCGCATTATTAATTAAACTAATGATTAATGTGTTGTTTGCAGTTGCTTGAGCCTGTACGTTAATAATATTAGCTTCATTAATTGTGTTTGCTGCTATAGTTGCGTTAGCGCCAGATGGGATAGTTACTGCAAAACCATTAATTAACAATGTACGTGCTGCTGTTGTAGCTACAGGAGTTGTGCCATATACTTGACCATAACTGCCGCCACCATTAGTAAATCTATATACTGCACCTTCTACTAACTGTTGTGTTAATTCAAATGGTGCGCCGACAATAATTTCACTAGCATAAGTTGTTGTATCTAATGATAAACCAAATTGTACGCCAACTTGTGGAGTATTTTGTGTTGTAAGTGTTTGTACGTTAGTGAATATATTGTCGCTTACATTAATAATGTCACCGGCTGTTAATGAGCCTGTGTAAATTAATTTTGAACCAACTACAGCATAGTTGTTATCTTGTACAGTTGTGCCGTTAACACTTACGTATAATGGATCTGACTGAATGTATGCTTCACCTGCTGTCAATGATCCATTTGTTAATGTTATTGCTGAGGCACTATTTCTTGAAGCTTTAATAGTAATATTGCTACCAACAATACTGTTCACATAGTAAACTACATATTGTTGTAATCCTGTACTACCAAAACTTGTACCAGTAAACATTACAGGATCATTGACATTGATTCCTGTAACACTGTTTAATATAATTTGACTACCTGTTGTTACAGCACTAGCACTAGTGCTAGTAGTTGTAGGTGTCCATGCTAATTGGAATGTAGAATAACCTGTTGTATTTGTATATTGTGCTACAAGGTTTTGTACACTTCTTTCGTATACATAAGCTGAACCCCAATTAGATATGTCACCACTTGCTACGTCAGGAGCACCAATCACTACAGTATCACCATAATAATCAGTTGCTAATGAATAACCAAAATTGTCGCCTGATGATGAAAAACCTGAACCATCAATTACAGTTGAATATTTGTATGTACATTGTGTTGCGGTGCCTGTACCAGACCCTGCACCTGTTGCTACAAAGACAATACCAACTTTATTTTCAACTGCGCCAATTGCGGTAAAATCTGTAGTTCCTAAACTTGTAATAGTATATGTTTCACCTGAAGTAAAATATCCTGCGTCTAATAATATATTTTGTTTTCTATAAACATATACTTTGTTATGTCCTGTATCAGAAATATATAACCAATTTGTATCGCCTGATAATGCTAATGCACTACCCCAGTTAGATACTCCACCTGGAGCAGAAATACCTGTTTGATAAGGTGTCATTTGATTTGATACTATAGAATTATTAATTGCGTAGATGTAAACTGTTGGAGTACCTGTTGGTTGAGATATTACAAATGTTGATCCTTCATTGACCATTGAAGAACCAAATGATGCAGTTTGTGTGATTTTCTGCAACAAGTCATATGCACCAGTGATTACATTATAATTGTATTTGTAAATCTTACTTGAGTTAGGATCACCTATCAAGTAAACTTGAAACTCATTGTTGTAAACTACAGAAGTACCAAATGATAAACTTACGTTTTGATCTTGAGTAATTTCTTCTTGCAATTGGTAGTTGATATTTTTCTGATAAACAGCCCAACTACCATCTGTGTTGATATCTGTCCAAACAGTGTTTGGCACAAACTCCGAACTATCTAATGGTAAGTTTACGATGTCAGCAGGTGTTGTAACACGTTGTGATGATAAGTACATACCAACACCCTGACCTACTATTTGTGTTTGACTTGCGGTAAGCGTTAATGAGATAACAACTTGATTGTTGTTTACTACGTTAAGAACTGTGTAATATCCATTAACTGCACTATTAAAGTTCGCAATAGCAAACAAGTCAAATTGTTTTAAACCATGTGCCTGTGTAAATGTTACAGTACTAGTATTGTCTAAGTTTGATCTTACAAGTACAATTGGACCAAGAGAAATAGCAGTGTAGACATTCCATTGATTCAAGTAATTTGCTAACCAAACATAATCACCTACGTAGAAATTCTGTAACGGAACTATTACACCATTTTTGTTAATAGCAGTAGGTAGTTGTGAATAGAAATATGCTGACATCTTAACGTCATTAAGATTTACATAACCTGCTGTTGGGAATAATGTAGATTCTACATATTCAGTTGTAGGTAAAATGTTAGGATCAGTTGGTAATGAACTATAGTTATATAATGAGTATAAAGGAACTTCTTGTTCAACACCATTTGTATATGTACCGTTTGTTAATCCTGCGATAAAAGGATTGCCCATTAATTCACTAGCATTAAGTTTGAATTGTACAAAGTTATTGTTTAATACACCACCGTATTTGCTGGTTTGTATTGCCCAGTTTTCATAAACATTGTAATCAATTCCACCTTGCGGTAATGTTGCACCTTTAAATGCGTCAACAGCATTAGTACTACCTTTAGTTTTAATTAAGTTTTGATAAACATTAATTTGTGTAACATCAGTTAAATCTACTAATGCACTGTAATCTCTTGGTCTATAACCAATCAAACTATAACTTAATAAGTTAGCATCTGGGTTAAGCGCAGTTTGATCACTACTATAATAACGTGTGCTATCTAATGAATTGGTGCTTGAGTTAGGCAACAATCCTGTTTGAATTTCTTTATAGTTTGACAACAACCAATATTTTTGTTGGAAAGTTGCACTTGGTTGAACAATATCTTGTGCGATCCAATATTGATTTTTATAAAGAACAATTTGCCCTTTAGTGTATTTGGCAGCAGGATCCCATTGTTTAACATTATTTTGATTGATGATAAATCCTGATGCTGTGTATGTACCGTTCCACGCAGCAGTTTTAGCACCACGTAGATAAATTCTGTTTTGTCTTAATCCTACTGTCAAGTCATAAATTGTATCACCAAACAATGTATAATTGTCAAATACGCAAGCATTTTCAAAGTTGCTTAAGTTAAATTGCCCATAAGCAATTGTATCACCTGCGTTTAATGGTGTTACACTAAAGTGTGTACCATCTCTTACAATAGACAAGTCTACATTTTTAATAGGGTATAAGTTTTGATTTAATACAAAGTTGGCACCTTGTACACTTAAAGGTTGTACAATTTGATTTTCTCTGTCAATTGTTAATTCATAAGCAGCAGGGTTCAATGTAGTTATTGCACCTGGTTGCCATCCTGTTTGTGCCCAGTATAAAAACTCAGCAACCATTTGTGACCAATTGATTGCAATTGCATTAGTTTGATATTCATATGTTGCACCATTGGCTTCTAAGTAAGCACCATAACTCATTAAGAATTGAGCCAAGTCCTGAGCAGTTTCAAATACTGTGCCATAAGGAACTATTTCTTCTGTGTTTGTATAATTATTAGCTACCTTAACAGATAGATTATCAATCTTTATTGTACTATTGTTGCCATCTGTTTTTGGCAAGTATGTTGTAAAATAAGCTGAGTTTTGTGAATTACCGTGTACAGCATATTGATTTTGTGCGGTTAACTGAACAATCACACTTGAATATTGTAACACACCATATGGTGGGTTGCTGTAAAGTAATACTTGATAGCTTTCATTTGGTATCAACAACGAAGAATTGTTGGCGTTTGGATTTGTACTTTGAATATAAAAATTCAATAAGTTTTGATCACTGAAACCTGCTAGTCGGTAAACTAAACGAACATCTAAATTGTTTAATAGTGTTGTGATAGCTGTTGTAGCATCAATGCCATATTGTTTTTGATAATCAACAATCCAGTTAATATAACTTGTAACTGGTGTTCCACTACCATATACAGGAACTTCATTAGGAACTAAATGACTTCTTCCGCCTACTAAGTATTGATTAAATTCTGTGTTGTATTTGTAGTTGTCTACCCAAACACCTAAATTGAAAAATTCTGCTGGTTCAGTTAATGCTAAAATGCGCATTAAATCAAATGGCCAGCTACTGCTTCTTCTATAACTGAATTCTACTGGGCCGTCATCGCCAACTACCCAGTCATTATCAAATGAAGGTGTGTAATAATTTTTAACTACACTGTTAAATGGGCTTACTAAATTACCTTGACTATCAACAGGTAAAACTTTTAATAAACCATCGCGTATTGCTTGAGGTATAATTCTAGGATTACCGTCATTGTAATCATAACCTGCTGCTAAATCTCCCCATAACACTAAGTTGTTACTTGTATAAGGAGCAGCACCATAGCGTGCTGTCCACCAACTTGGTTCATTAGCATAGCCTAACATTTCCCATGGTGTAGACTCTGGAGTTGTTGTGTCGTAGAAATAACTATAAACACCTCTCCAGTAACCAATGTCGATAATAGTATTATCTACTTTGTTAGAAGTACCTTTATAATTCCAAGTATATTGATTGTTAGGATTATAGAATTGTTGTTGATAATTTAATCTGTTTTGACCAACCCAATTTAAGAAACCAGGTGTGTAAATTTCTAACCATTCATCATATGAGTAATCTGTTGTTCTAAAGAAGCCTGGAGTTACTTCATATGCTTGAATTGGAATAGTGTTACTTAACTTAAGGTTATTATAAACACGTTTTTCAAATTCTAATAATGCTTGATCTCTAAAGTCTACAAGTGTATCTGTAGCCGGTATATAATCGCCATATAACTTGTTATATGAACCATCATGACCTTTAATAAAATATGTTGGTTGTTGATAACCAGTGTCTAATACTACTTCAGGAATAAATGCAGGATACAATCCTAATTTAGTAGGAGTGTTTGGAACATATGATCCATAAGTTTGATTGTATTCGTTAATAGTTACAACGTCGCCTGGAATTAAATCTATTGTGATTTCTAATGAAGGTGCAGTTGTACTTACTGTATATTCTTGACCTTTAACTAACTGTTTAGTTGTTGTTAATCCATTAACTGTTCTAGCCAAATATACTAACACACCATTGTAATTTGCTGTAGCAAAATTATAGGTTTGTGTTAATGGATAAATTGTTTGTTGTAAATTACTGTTAAAGGTATATGTATTAGATGCATATGGAGCTTTAGCAGGAATCATATCACTCCAGAAGAATGATTGACTATTGTCCTTAGTAGCAGTGATAAGATCAATTGCTGTGTTCAACACATATGCTGGATCATATCTTTGATCAAATGGGTAACTGTTGACTGTGTAAACAATCAAGTTTTTATATTCAACATATTTTTTGCTGTTATAAGCTAAAGAATCAAATATGTTGTAATTTAAGTTACGCAAGAATGTTGCAGGCAATACTAAGCTTGCACTGTTTTGAATAATAACATTGCCATATGGTACTAAGTTACCTAAATCACGATAATTGTTTGGACCAAATACTATACCTGTTGTGTTTGGACAATTATTAAAGATGCTTGTATATTGTCTTCTAATATCACCTACGTTTGTTGTGGTAATATCTGTATTGAATGGGTTATTACTTAAGTTAATAGGTATTGTATAGAATGCAGAATTGCTTACCTGATCACTTAATATTAAAATTTGTACAAGTGTATTTGTTATTTCATTAGGAATATTAATTGTTACAGTAGTTGAATCACTTGTAGTTGCAACAGTGTAATTTGTAGATGGTTGTAATGTGTTGTTTACATATACTTCTAAGATTGGCCAAGGCTCAACACCCGATGCTATTGGGGCAACATCTAATAAGAAACTATTGTTAGGAGTTACATAATTTCTAACATAGTTATATTCAAATACTTGATATTGTACACTAGGTCCAATTGCTGTTTGCCAGCCTAATAATCTTTCATATGTTTCCAATCCAGTAGAATTGTAAACAAATCCTGTGTTTACATTTTCAGTTACGGGAGAAGAACTATTGACATATGTAAATGTGTCTGAGTTGAAAGGTACGTCAAAGCTTATATCGCCGATGTTATTTACTGAACTATAGCGTAATGGGAAACCTAATACCGCATCTTTTACACCAGTTCCAACACCATATGAGAATAATTTTGTACCTTTAAATGAAGTGCCTAAATAATAAGCAGGGTTACCAAAGCTGTTACCATTTGCGTCAAATACATCAAACAACGGAGCTTGGTTGTTTGTTACTTTTTGTTGTGCTTGTATCCAAACAATTGCATTATAATAGAAACTATAACCTTGATAATTATACCCTCTGAGTACTACTAACAAATCATTTTCAACTAATTCACCATCTGGTGCTTCACTTAATGTAATAACTGGTTTAGAACCTGATGTTAATGTTGAAAAACTTACTATGTAAATTTTTGTATTTTGATTTGGGTCATTGGCAAATACTATTCTAGCACCTGAGAACAATGCAAAATTGTCGTTGCTTGAAGGATTTGCTATAAGTGAAACATTTGATGTAGCAGGGATAGTTGTAGCATTTGCCCATTCTACAGTAATAGTTAATGTTGTAGTTCCTGCAATTTGTGTAATTTGACTGTTTTGAGGCAATATATTTTGTGAATCATTAATATACATTCCCACTTCAAAAGTACCTGTAACTGCACTTGCATTTACTGTAACAGTAGTTGAAGTTGCTGATGTTGCTGGATTAATAGTTGCTGTGTATGTTGTGTATACATCAACGTCTGGATAATAAACAAGTTGTCCTGCTACATCGTTCAATGCATCAGTTGTTCTAAAATCAATAAAATCAATTGGATTTTTACCAACTGTACCATAATTGAATAGTTGTAAGTTTGGGTAAAATTCTATAATTGGTCTTGCTGCTTTATTAGCCTGTGTAGCATATGTAGTAATGATATCTGGATCATTGTTATATTGTGCGGTTGCTGTAATTACGTCAATATGGAACCAGCGATTACTGCGTGACCAAGCATTTCTGTTTAATGCTTCTTTGGCAATGGTAATATAATCAGGTGTTACAGGAATATAAAGTGAATCATCATAGTTGCCTATATCCCATGCTGTAGTATCCCAAGGCGTGTAAATGTTGCCAGTAAATGGTTCTGGGACAATAAAATCAGATACAGGCAATAATTGAATTGCAGTACCTACACCTTGAACATAATATTCGCCACTCAAATAACTAGTTGGTATAACATCGCCATTGAATTGTACTTTAAGTCCATTTGTAAATACTACACCATTTGATGATGTAAAATTCTTTTTACCTAAAATTTGTGTTTCAACATCTAATTGATTAGTAATATTATTGTCAATAATATTGATTACACCTACTTTTGTAGGATCTGTGCCATCTTGATAATAAAGAGTAGTTAATGGTGCTGAAATATAAGGTATCTCAACTATGTTACCATAAGTGTCTAAGTAAAAATTTAATCCGCCGTATGTGTTACCGTATACTGCTGTAATTTTTTGATTGATTGGTATTTGTCCAGCAACGCTTAAACTAATAATAGGATTATTGCTGTCACCAACATATGTAATTTTATAAAAACTTGAAGTATAACCTTGTTCATCGACTACGCCTGTGTCATAGAACATTACGGTTAAGCCATTTAATGATGTTACTCCATCAATGTTTCCTAAAACTGATAAAGGTTGACCATTAATGTTAGCATATGGAACATTACTTACAATACTTACTAAATTGTTACCTGGAAGTATATATTGATTTTGTGCGTCTGCGTTAGGTACGGTGAATACTACTGTACCTGTTTCAGCACCGTTGTTATCTACACCATATACTTGACGAACTGATTGATTAGGATTTGTTGCACTTTTTCCTGAAACTCCTGGCTCGCCTTGAATCCAAAACTGTGTAGGTTGATTGACATTAAAGTTATATACACCACCTCTTAATAAAGTAAGTGTGGGATTAATACTTCCTGATTCTGATCCTAATGCAGTGATTTCATAACCAATTGGTTGATCTGTAACTACATAATCTTCTGCTGAATAAACTGTGGCTGCTGATACTGTAACAGCAGGAGGTCCTTCAGGCAACCAGTAGTATTGGTTAAAGTTAATTAATGGATCTAAATTTGTAAAACTATCCCAGCTATAAAACTGACTGTTAAACAATCTACTATTATTGTTTGCTAAACCACCTGCTACATTAATTGAATTTAATATGCCAGGGTAACTGATAAAATCTGTTGCTGTATTGGTACCTGGTTTTGTAAATACAACACCTGGGTCTAATTGATAATTTGTACGTGTAGCATCTGGTTCTGTTACATAATAATCGTTAGCATTTACGCCATAGCCAAAACGACTACCTACATAACCTTGCAATTGTTGTAAATCTGGTGCGTTGACTAATTGGTCAAGTGTTGCACTCAAAAACTGTTGGTTAGTGGGTGTTTGAAATATCTCGGGCAGAAAATCTAATGTTCTTATTCTTGTCGCCATGTATGTATTTAACCTATAACGCTATCTGCAATTCCGCCGGTGTTAATGCAGGTATCACAACAATATTATTTGCGGTAGCTGCATTAACGAATATCTCATACGGCGCACATTGAATTTCATATAATGAGCCAAATGGTTGATTTGGATCATTAGCAACCAATACTGCTGAACTTACATATTCACCTACGTTTGTATGTAAGTACGCAGCTAATTCAGAGAAATAAAATGTATCACCGAAGTTCCAATTATTTATGTCAAAATAATCATTCATTGCTGAAAGTACTGAACTAATAATTTCACTATTACTTGCATTTACACCAGCAACAGGAACTATTTTAATAGTGGCTTGAAGAGCAGGATCAGCCTTAGGTCCAAACAATGGTTTGAATACTACGCTATTAGGTATTAAACTATCACTGACCATTTTATAATCTTGTAATTGTCCATAATCTTGATTTAATTCATCAATAGTTGGCATGTTTGGTTTAGGTATTGTACCAGTTGTGTCTTGAATATAATTTTGATATTGTGTGTAATAACTTTGTGTAACGATATACAAATCAATAATATTTGTTGTAGTTGGATCAATGCGTGTAGTATTATTACTATTGTGACGGTATTGGAAACTTAATCCTTGTCTACCTGTTTTAATAGAATATTGTGGTTGAACTACCAATACATAATCTGGGGTTGTTACACTTGGATTTTGTACAGTGGTGTAAAATACATTATCACTGTAAGCATAGAACAATTGACCCAATGGATAATCATATTTTACTAATTCAATTTGTGTAACTGTTGGAAGATTCATATAAGCTACATCAGTTGAAGGAATAATTTGATATCTTGTTAAGTTTAAAGCATCTGTAATTTTTTCAAAGAATACATAAATGCCTGTGTTCGTAGAACCTTGTACGTAACCTGTAACAAAATTAAAGAAGTCAGGATTTAAAATAAGTTGTTTGTCATTGACATCAGTTGCGCTAACTTCAACTTGGAAATCGTCTGTGTAACCATCTGGTTCAACTGTTTGTCCAACAATGTTAACCTTTACGGGTACACTCAATGGATATGACGAATTAGGTAATGTGTTTACTGGTAAAATGTTAATAAAGTCTTGTAATATTTTTCCAGAGAATGGGTCATAAACAATTGTGCCACTTGGTGGTGCAAAACGTGTATCTGCTGCACTACCAAAATAGTATGTTAATTGATTATAAGTTATTGTATAGATATTTGCACCTGTTGTGCCTGTTGCTGAAAAATTCACAAACGCATTAGGATCACCATAGTAACTTATTGACCAACGTTCTTGGTTAATAGGAATAGCATTGTTAAACACAAGACTAAAACTTAATTGTAATTGTAATTTAATTGTAGCTTCTTGTATAACGTCTGTTGGTAGTGAATTACCAAAAGTAGGAATAACAGTTGTTAATATAGCGTTGCTTGGTACATAGCCATTTAATACTACAGGACCTGTTCCATTACTAAAGCTGCCTAAGCCATTATTACTTCCGTCTCCGATTACGTTTAGTACAGTTGTCCAAAATCCTGTTATGTCAGTTGGTCCTGGAATGCCTGCAACCAATCTGTTATTGCCATCAAAATAATAACCAGTTGGTGCTGTGAAATATAACAGTGCACCTTGTGTTATATATTGTAAATTAGTTGTCGAATATGTACCTAATTGTACAGGAATGTTTTGATCGCCTGATACATAATAGAAATATCCTGATTCGCTACTAGCATCAACTGAACTTGTTTGCCATAATATTGTACCAGGTGTAGTTGTTGCATTAATAGGGTATCTAGGATAATATTGTACATAATATTGATTTGCATTGTTACTTGCCAATGCTGCTGACAATGTAGATGTTAAAAATACTAAAATATCACTATTACTATTAATAGTTAATGTTAAGAATCCTGGAGTATTGTCTTGATATAATGCACCGTCATTACCAAAACTATTGGTACTTGAATACTTTCCTGTGCTGTCAAGTAAGTCAATATTTTTACTGATGCCAATACTACTACGATTGATTGCTTGTGACTTAATAATTGAACTATAGTATGAATATGGGAAATTATTATAGTCTTGACCGTTTACCATACGATTTTGTGTATAGTAACCAGCTGGTGCACGTTGTTTAATGTCTGCTATTGTTTCACGTGCTTGTGCGTTTGATACAGTTTCTTGTAATTCCAATGTAACTGTTAATGTTTCTGTTGTTCCTAAACGTGTAACATATGAAAATGCAATTGTAATACCTTGCATATCACTAGGATAAATTGTATATGTTAACGCATTACCTGCACGAACATATGCTAAGAAGTTTCCTACTGGTATTTCTGAAAATACACCGTCACCAAATACATAACTTACTGTATCGTTAAATCCTGAAGTTACTGAGAAAATTGCTCTTTGTGAGCCTTCTGCTACTGATTGCAGATATGCATTAGCATAAACATTTTCTACTTGTTTCCAAAGTGCTGGACTAGCATTATTTGTAGTTAATTGATATAACCAAGTGTCAGTGTTGTTAACACCTTGAATATTACCAATATTAATAACTTGGTTAGCAATTTGTTGTGCCAAGTTAAATGTATAACTTTGAAGTGTGCCTTGTTTAAAGTAAAAGAACCAACCTGTGTTTGGACTACCATATCCTAATTGGTCATTGCGATATAAAATATTAAATTTACCACTTGGTGCAGGTGGTATTTCATATAGATAATCTTCACCCACACTAGTCATACTTGTTAATTCAAAAGCAGATGACTGTCCGTTAATTGTAGCATTGAACGGAACAATTGGTAAGCTAAGTGGTGGAATATTAATAGAATATTCACTTGTTGTAGTTCCTAAAATATCTTGACTGTTGCCAGGACGTCCTACAAATTGTGAGTTTATCAATGTAGCATTGATAATTGTGTTAAATTGATCTTGCCAACTTGGGTTAGCAGGATCATTCCATAAAATAGGTACATTACTTAGATTTAATCCATTGATATCAGTAATGTTTTGTGTTGTTTGTATACTGATTACTTTTAAATAACCTTGACCAGCTAAGTTACGTTGTGGGGTATAGCTAACCAAATTAGCTAATTTGACTACGCTGTCTCTACGTTCTGCTGTGTCAATAAAGTTTTCACGTGCGTTTAAGTCGTTGCGAAATGCTAGACCCTGACCCATGAACGCCATAACGTCAAGCAATGCGATAAACTCACTGCTTTCAATATAGTCATTGAATGTTTCTGGGTAATATATTTGTAGATAGTCTATGAAACTTTTACGTAATGTTTCATAGTTATAGCTGGTGAAATCTGCACCGGCGTAGGTTTGGTATATTTGTTGCCAATAATTTATACCAAAAAGATTACTTTGTCTATTACTTGTTACAGCCATAATTATTACCGTTTGTATTATTTATCAATACAAAAAATGCTACTTTTAAAGGTTATTGAAGTACTGCTGTATTGTTGGCTGGGTTAAAGAAAACACTGATTACGGCAGGATTATTAAAGGGATTTACTGCTACTTGAAGTTGTAAAAGTATTCCATTTTCTTGAGGATACACTTGAATTGAACCTAATTGAAGTCTAGGATCAAGCCCTACTATTCTTTTTAATTCATCTTCTAATTGAAACTGTGTATCTGCTGTATTTGGCTCAAAAATAAATGACCAAAGTGTTGTACCATATTGAGGTTGACCTACTTTTTGTCCTAAAGGTATATTGATAGCATTTAAAAAGTCTCTGATAACTAATTGCTCATCTACTGATTTAAATTTGTCGCCATAACTTACTGGATTGGTTATGCCGTTGGAACTGTTTCCAGCAGGACCATTTGAGTTGGTGCTTCTAGGTTGATTAGCTTGTAATGATGAATATCCAATATATGTAGGCATAAAAATATTTATCTCCCTAATGATCTGAAATTTACCATAAAGTCAAACTTCCATCTGTTGAAGTATAACCAAGATCCTTTTGATATTGTATAAATGTAGGATCGCTGCTAGCAGCAATCCATGCTTGCTTTGCAGACTCTATTCCAGGATCTCCTTGTGGAAGTGTTTGTTTTGCATTTTGATATGCATCAATTGCAGGTTGAAGTGTATTTTTTATATAATTGTCTATATAATTTTGTTTATCTTGTGCGACCTTTTGGGCTTGCTTTTGTGCATCTGCTGCCGCAGTAGCTTGAGGTGATATTGTTCCTAAGAAGTTTGGAGCTGGAATCTTAGGATTACCTAAAACGTTAGTAATTCCTGCTGTAATCTCACTACGATTAGTAGTATTAACACCAACTGTTGGCAATTTAACTGGGCTTGCACCACCTGATGCCAGTGATGATATAGAACCTTGTAATTGTGATAATGCCCCTGATGATAATCCTAATCCAGCTAATGCTGTTAAGCTACCACCTGCTTGATTAATTACGCTTGAAACGCTTGGTAGTCCTTTAGATAATGATGCTACACCACCTGCTAAACTACTACCTAAACTACTGGCACTTGGAACAATATTGTTTAATGCGCTGCTTGATGCGTTTTGAGCCAAATTAGTTACTGAACTTAATCCAGGAACTGACGAAACTGAACTGCCTGTTTTGTTTACTACAGATGCAATTGTATTTGTACCACCTGGTAATAAACTTACACCGCTAGCTGTTGCTGATACAGTATTTTGTAATGCTCCTGCACCTGCTGATTGAGCAGCTTGTTGTAAGCCTGATGCTGTAGTTGATAATGACGATGTGCTTGCAAATCCACCAACAGTAGGAAGTGTGTTTGTGTTTGATACACTTGAAACTAATGATGCTGCCCCTGAACTTGTCAATGCTTTAGTTCCATTTACTGCATTTGTAACAACTGAACTTGATAAACTACTTTTTATTGTTGTTGATGAAGCACCTACTGCGGCTAAAGGAGATTTAGTTCCCAAACCACCAATTGTGCTTCCTATAGCACTACCTATAACACTGCCAAGTGCTCCTTGTGCGGCCGCACTTACTGATCCGCCCGATACTGAAGCAGCAGCGGTTTTAATTGCGGCTGCTTTAGCTAATGTTGTAAGATTTTGAGGTACTCCGGCTTTCATAGCAACAAAACTACTTGCAATAGCTTTAAACGCTGATGCTGATGCACCTTGAGTAGACAGTGACAAGTTTGACAAGCTTGGAATTTTAGCTAATGCGCTAACTGATGATGTTATAGAACTTAAACTTGACACAGATACACCAGACAATCCTGCTGCAAAGTTACCTTTGCTAATCGCAGATAATGCAGAACTGCTAGCTCCTGATATAGCCTTAGTAGCAGAACTTACTGCTCCCCCTGCTAGTGAATTAATAGAACCTGATCCAGTTGCTGTTATTGATCCTGCTGCGCTTCCTAATCCATTAGTTATACCAGTTACATTTGGTATTTGACTGCTTGATACGCCACCTGCAAAACTTGATACTGTTCCTGCAGCGGTAGTAGTTGCTGCTCCACCTACAGATGCCAAAGCAGTTGATGGTGAGGCTAAACCTAATCCTGATGGTGCGGTAGTAGCGACAGATCCTGTTGCTGATGCTAATGCAGGAGTCACACTGTTTACTGAATTTACTGCACTGATTGTTTGAGGTACACCTACAGTTGCGCCAGATAGTACTAATCCAGAAATTTGTGTTGAATGTTCTGCACCAGTAATTACACCTGCGTTGGTCAACTGTGTTTGTGATTGTTGTAATGTTGCTACAGCTACATTTGCTTGAGCATTAGGATTATTTACAAATGCATTTAAGCTGTTTATACCATTTGAGTTTGTAAACAGATTTGGAGGCATAGCTGCTTGTACACTTGACCCACTTGCTACTGCTGAATTTACTAATGACGCTGAACCAGGTTTTAACACGCCTGCTGATTCCATTTGAGTTGGTGTTAAACCATATTGTCCAACAACAGCTACAGGTGTGCCTGTACTGTCAGGTGCGATTGCTGTACCTGTTGTTGCGGCAGCTGCCGTGCTAGGATTGCTTGCTACTGTTTGTTGCATTGTACCCAACAACGCTGCTGTAGCAGGTTTGTCAATTGAAGTACTAACAGCAGGTACTGGAGGTTGTGCAGCTATTGTTGCCGCAGTTACTGGACTTGTTGCTGCATTATTAGTTACAGGTGCGCCACTTGTATCAGTTGATGATCCTGCTTGTCCTGGATTACCATTTGCTCCTGCTGCCCCGCCTGTTCCTGCGTTAGTGTCAGTGGCTGATGGGCTACTATTTGAAGCGTCTGGGCTACCACTATCTGTACCTGTTCCACTAGATGCTGCAATTTGATTTGTATTAGCAACTGCGGGTGACGGTTCTGCTGGTAATTGTGTTGACGCACTTAAGTCTACTTCTACGTCTACACCTTGACCTGCGTTAGCCCATGGTATATGAGCCGGTGCACGACTTACAATTGTTAGTAGTTTTGCCGGTGCAGCAATAAATCCTTTTGTAGCATCGTGTAATGTATCAGTTTGTGCTACTAATGGTATATTAGATACGGCCTGCGGAGTAGTACCAGTTTGTCCTGTGTTTAAGTTTACTTTACTACCATTTATATAAGCAATTGCACCTGACGCCAATGATGCGTCGCCACCCGAGGCTAAACTCAATGCACCACCTGCCAATACGGTAAATTTGCCGCCTGCGCTAAATGTATAATCACTGCCAACACGTTGATTATATGTTGTTTCAGAATTTAAATTCATTGTATTGGCTTGGATGTTTAAATTTTTTGCTGCGTTGATATTGATATTATTATCTGCGTGTAAATTTAAATCACCTTGTGTTCTTACATTAAACGAGTTAGTTGAATAGATATCAACTGTACCTTCTTTACCTAATTCAATATATGATTGACCATTTGCGTGAAGTATAAGCAATGTTTGCCCATCGTCACTCATAGTAATCTGATGTCCACCTGCTGATCTAATTCTTACTAATTGGTCTCTGCCTATTAGATCACCGTCATCCATAACAATAGAGTGACCACCTCTGCGTGATATAACTTGTAATTGTTGACCTTGTGCGTTATCTAAATTACTTGCAATAGTTGTGTCATCAAAACCACCTTGATATATTGGTCTACCCGGAGTACTTACGCCCCAACCCACTCTACTAGGAGTTTCACGTTGTGCGCTACTTGATATAGGTCCGCGAATAGGATCACGCAACGTACCCTGTTGCATCATTATAGCAGCACTATAACTATGTACTGGTTTTGGTGCTGTCAAATAATCAGCACTATCTGATATACCTGAATTATTAGAGTTTATGTTAGTTACAGGAAGTCTAGTTGCGCCACCATAACTTTGTGCTTCGCCATCGTTAGGAACAATATTATCAACTGCACCAATAGCAGGTACCATTTGTAATGCATCGGGGTTAGGTACTGCACCTATATAAAAACCATAGTTAGGATCACCATTTACGAATACACATATTACTGTAGTGCCAATGTCAGGTGGTGCAAACCACATACCATACGAACTTGGATTTCCTACATATGATCCATATCCTGTATTGCCTGCATCACCTGCAACACTACCAAAATATGGACTTAAAAATGAAACAGTACTCCAGCTATCAGGATTATCAGGTGGTTGTGAGTTCATGCCTGAAACATACACACGTATTCTGCCTGATCTTGTTGGATCGATGTTATCTTTAACAACACCAAACACAGGCACAGACATTACTGCTGCTTTACCACCTGCATCTATTGTAGTTAATTTATCTACCTTACCGGGTTTGAATACATCTTCTGCCATTTATAATATCCTTAAATTATCCGTATGTTCCTGCACCGGGAGATGAATCATCATCTTGTACTGGTTGAGATTGCGGGCCTGTTGGGGCGGCTTTCTGTGCTTTGCTTGCGGCATACTCTGCTTTAATTTGCGCATCATAAGCTGCTGAATTTTTTGCCTGTGCTGCTACTATATTAGGCGGGTCCTTTAATCCGTTATTTGGTGAACTTGAACTGTTACCTTTAGTTGGACCTGATTGGCTAGCAGAACTAGAAGGATCAGAGTTTCTATTATTGTCTGCTGTGTTGGCTGCATTAGTTATAGGCCATGTTGCCCCGTTTAGTTCTAATGTTTGTGTAAATTTTCCATTTCTAAATTCACTGTTAACTTGTTGAACCCAAAATGGAATTCCTTTTACTTTTGCGGCAACATCTTTTGGTAGTTCTCCAAAATATATACTGTTGTTTAAATCTAATAAACCAGTTGTATTATTATAATCTATTGCTTCTACAAGATTAACTTCAACAAATACTTGACCACTACCTGGATTTATTGTTCTACCATCACTACCGTAATACTTATTATATACAGTTGATATAGGTGGTGTTACTACCACTAACCAGTCTGGATCACCTATCATATTCAATTTAACTTCATTGTATGCACCTGGATCTCCTAAAAAGCTACGATAACTATTAGGAGATTCCATATTTGTTCCTATGCCACCTTGAGGGTTTTGTCCTGTTCGTTTAGCAGGTGCTACAGGTGCATTATTACCTTTAGAAGCTGATGATGTTTGCCCTGGCGGTAAACCCGCTACTGATTGAAAGTATAAATTATTGAATTGAAAGCTAAGACTTAATACTTCAGTATTTTGACCAGTGAACCAATAGTTATATAATTTATAAGCGCCAGGATAATCGCTAGTATTATTAGTGCCAGCAGTAGGAGCTTGTACAGCAGGGGTTTCATACTTTTGAATTACATATGTTATAACATATACCCAATCGCCTCTAATACTATCCCATTGCGGATGTTCTAATCTAGGATTAATATTGTACCATGCTATCTTTAATGGATTAGGATTAGTTGTTGCTGGCTGTGAACCATTACTATTTGGGTCTACTGATGAATCTTGTACCACTTTTAATGCTTTTAATATGTACTCACTTTGTGCTATAATTTGACTAGTAGCTGCTGCTATGTTTTGTCCAGCAGCAATAGATATTGTTCTTTGAGTATAATTAGGTAATGCTTTTTGCGCTGTGGCATCATTGATGTCACTAGGTTTTTTAATATTTGCATTAGGTAATCTTGATTTATCTAACTGTGAAGGGCTTACAATCAATGCCTTTTTAATGTCAGTATTTGCATCGCCTAGATATTCTATTTTATATGTGTTTGCAAGTTTTGCTGATTTATTAGCAACTAAATTTTTATCAATATCATTTAATTGCTTAATAACACTTTGTAATGCATCGTCTACAGTTCCGCCCTGAATATCAATTTTAGTTTCTAATGTACCTCTTTTGGTACCCATTGCTTCACCTGCTGATAACACAGTTCCTGCAATGTTATAAGTTACTGGTCTACCATCTAACTTAAATGATAAATCATTTATTCTAAAATCATAATATTGTTGAAACAATCCATTTGGAGTACCATTAGCATCTAATACACCATTACCGAATTTTTCTTGACCAGTAGCTACTGTACCGTCTAAGTTCCAACCTAAAAATTTTATTCCTAATATAAACAAGCCTCTTAATGGGCTTTCTGGTTTATCTTTATTAGAATCTCCTAAAGCAGGTGTAGTTGGATCTGCATATATTGCGTTTACAGCATTAGTTAAATTAGTAATAAAACTAAAACCATATGGTTCAATGATTTCAAATGTTAAGTCTTGTGTGTAAGTATCTCCGCCTGTTTCTTTAGGCGATATTAATGTTGTAAATTTAACATTATCAATATAATAATCTAATTCAAATCCAGTTG